GATCATGTGCTCGGAGCCGCCGACGGCCTTGCTCGAGGTCTCGAGCTGGCGCACGGCCGCCGCGGTGCCGCGGGCGGCCTCCTTGCCCAGCGAGCGGGCAGCCTTCACCTCGGACCGAGCGACCTTGAGCTGCTCGGTCAGGTCGGCCACGTTGGCCTGGGCCCGGGCGCGGGCCTCCTGGAGCCGGGCGGTGTCGAGGACGTCACCCTTGGGCTTGGCGGCACGAGCCTCGGCCAGGAGCTCGCGGGCCACCTTGGCGTCCTCGCGGGCCTTGGCCAGCTCCTTGTCGAGCGCCTCCCGCTCGGCCCTGCGGCCGGCGGTGTCGAAGTGCTTGTTGAGGACCTCGTTGATCCGCACGTCGCCGCCGTTGCGGTAGGCGTCGACCATGTCGTCGAACAGCCCCACCTCGACGGGCGGGCCGCTGCGCTTCTCGAGCATCCGGGCGATGAGCGGGGCGGAGTCAGCCAGGGCGGCCTTGGCCGCGGTGGACCCCTGAGCCGCCAGGAGCAGGTTGATCTTGATGTGCGACAGCTGCCGCGGGTCGTCGAACAGCCGGTTGGTCTCGACCAGGAGGTCGGCCATGTGGGCCTTGCCGGCGTCCGAGGCGCCCTCCATGAAGGGGGCCAGCTGGTTCATCATCTTGCCGCGGGACTCGATCCCGTCGGTCTTGGTCAGCGAGCGGGCCAGGCGGTCCATCAGGGACTCAGACGAGACAGGCCGGCCGATGTAGGCGTTGGCGGTGTCCTTGAGCTTGGTCGGGGCCACCACACCGGGGGTCCCGCCGAAGTCGAAGGTCTCCTTCTCCGTCTTGGCTACGCGCTCGACGTCCTCGAAGGTGTGCAGCTTGCCGGCGTTCCGGCTGGCCTTGAGCACGCCCGTGCCGGGGATCGACACGAAACCGGCCGCCAGGTCAGTGGCGCCGCCGAAGATCTCGCCGTACCAGGTCTGGTGGGCAAGGCTCTTGAGGGTCTGGGCGTCCTGGGCGTCGAACGGGTCGAGGGTCTCGATCCGCGGGTCGTCCATGCGGCGAGCCGCGAGGATCTCGCCACCCGTCAGGTGGCCGGCCTGCTCCCACGAGTCCCAGGCCTTGCTCCAGGTGTCCCTGTTGAGCATGGCGCCCCACGTCGAGCCGTCGCCGTCGGCGGCCACGGACTCAGCGTGCTGGCTGGTCATCATCAGGGTGTTGTAGGTGCGGTTCGGCAGGTCGAGGATGAAGCCGCCGCCCGGGATGGCGCGGATCGTCTTGTCGACGAGGGTCAGCGCCGCGAAGCCGTCGTCGGCACCGGCCGAGAAGAAGGAGGGGTGCTCCCCGCGGAGCTTGGCCTGCTCGGCCTCGCGGGCCTGAGCGTCCATCCACCCCTGGTAGTCGTCGCCAACGACCGGCAGCTTGGTGATGCCCTTGTCGATCAGGTCATCGAGCTGAGTCAGCCAGTTGGCCATGCTGTCATCCGATCTTCGAGATCAGGTATCGCACCTGATCGCGGAACTCCTGCGACGAGGAAGGGTGATCCGCCTTGCGGATCAAGAGGGGGAGGTAGGCCCCGTACCGGCGCCGCAGGTCCTCGACCTCGCCACCCTCGGCCGTCAGGCCCAGAGCTTGGCTGCCGGGCCCTGCTCCGGCATCCGCTCCGGCCGTGACCGGCACGTCGGGCATCTCTGTCTCGGCCCCGAAGCCGGTCGGGAGCATCGACGGGTCGAACGTGGCGGCCTGCTGGCCGCCGGGGGAGGCGGAGACGGGCGCAGCCTGCTGGAGCTCGCGGAACTCCTTGCCTTCGCCGTAGCCGGCGTTGGGCAGCTCAGTCACGGGACCTCCGTCGGTTCGGCGCGACATCGCGCCTGGGCCGGAGACCGGCGCCGGGTTGCTGGGCTGGCGGTAGCCGCCATGACCGTTGGCCATACGGCCTCCTTTCTGAGCACACCACCGAGGTGTCGAACCTCGCCTAGCGGTTTTGGAGACCGCCGTCCGGGCCGCCGGGTGGCATATCGCGTCAGCCGCCGAAGGCGGGACGCATCCGACTCACGCCAGCGGCGAGATTCGGGTTGCCGGCCGAGGTGAGGCCGGCGAACAGCTGCTGCAAGGACGGCTTGCCGCCGGGCCCCTGGAGGGCCTGGTTCTGGTTCAGCTGCGAGGGGAGGCCCTCGGGACCGAAGCCGGCCGCCCCCTCAGCTCCACCGGGAGCCTCGGCGCCGGTAGCGGGTGCGCCGGGCTCAGAACCGGGAGCCGGTGCGGGGGGCGGGGGGGCGAAGATCTCCGAGATGACCTCGTCGATGGGCTCGCCCTTGCGGAGGCGCTTGCGGGCCTCCGCCACCTTGAGCACGATGGCGGCCGGGTCCTGCCCCAAGGCCACCAGCTGCGGGATGGACTGCGCCACCCCGGACAGAGCCATGAGCAGCGAGTCGTCGAGCTGCTCGCCCTGGACCCGCTTCTCCTCCTCCACCACGTTGATGTTGGCGGGGAGCTGCCGGCGGGCGAACTCGCGGGACACCAGGCCGTCACCTCGAGCCTGGAGCACGTAGACCAGGGCCCGGTTGGCATCCGGGCCGGCCAGGAACCCGTAGGTCACGTCGACCGTGTAGTCCCCGGCGATGTCCTTGCCCGGCTTGTAGTTCACCTCGAACGGGGCCCCCTGCTCGGTGCCCCGGATGGTCTTCTCCAGGTCCGGCCACAGCTTCTCGTCGAGCTCGAAGCACAGGCCGATGGCCTGCTGGAAGAACAGCTTGAACATCTCCTGGGCCGCGGCGATCTGGGTGGAGTAGCCCTCCATCAGCTGCTGCACGCCCCGGCCGGTGATGACGCTGGCGTCGATGTTGCCCGAGCGGGCCTCGGGGCTCATCGCGCCCTGGCGCATCTCGGCGGAGAGCTGCTCCATCGCAGCGATGGCGCCCTGGGGGAACGGGAACTGCACCTTGGCCACCGAGCTGGCGCCTTGGGCGGTGCGCAGGACCGCGTCGTCGCCCATCGGGACGTCGCCGACGTCGGTCGGCACGACCAGCGGGGAGCGAACCTGCTTCTCCGCGGCCTCCATAGCCAGGAGCTGGAACTGGTGGCGGGCGATCTGGGGCCAGATCAGGTCGTCGTAGGCCCCGCGGATGTCGCCGTTCCAGGCGTTGCCGGACGTGGGCCGCGGGACGGCCACGATGGTGCAGCGGCCCATCGGGTTCTTGTAGGCCTCCAGGACGTGGTTGCCGCACCCCGGGAGGTACGTGACGCAGATGTCCTTGTCCTCGTACTTGATGACCTCGACGCGACCGTTGAAGATCGCGCTGGACTCGGCCTTCTTGAGGGCGTCGCGGCAGTTGCCGTACTGAGCCTCGAGCGTCACCCGGTCGACCCACATCGCCTGAGCCACCTTGACGGTGTTCATGTTCCGGTCCCAGACGGGGTAGACCGTCGAGCCGTCGAGGATGCGGATGCGCGGCCGGCGGCCGACGAAGTCCGGCTCCACCGAGCCGGCCAGGAGACCGAAGGCGGCGTAGGAGTCGCCACCCTCGTGCATTTGAGCGGCCAGCCGAGAGGTCTCCACGTAGTAGTTGGCGATCCTCGTGCGCTTCTGGGCGAACCGCTTGGCGGTCTCGGTGCTCATGGACCCAGACGCGCAGTTGAAGGCGGGCAGCGGGGCCGTGGTGGCCGCGAAGTCCCGGCAGTAGGTGTCGATCAGGTTGGCCACGATGGGGGCCGGCCAGGCGTCGTTGAAGCTGTCCGGCGCCAGGGCGGAGTAGTCCCCGGAGCGGACCAGGTGGACGTCGCGGGCCCTGGTGTCGCGCTTGACGTACTTCTGCTTGAGGGCGTTGACGTACTCGAAGACGTGACGGAGCTCGAGCTGCTCCTCAGCCTGCTGCACACTCAGCTCGAGGTCCATCGGACTCCTTGGGTCAGGCGGTATAGCCCTGGGGCACTATGTAGCGCCGCTGCTGGGCGCCACGGGACAGGTAGCGGTTCTCGAGGTACTGCGTCGGGGGCCGGCCGTCGCCCATGACGATGGTTCGGGCCCGGGTCTCGGCGAACCACAGGGCCATCGGCCCGTCCATGCGCAGGTCCTTGCCGCGCTTGCCGGGCACCCAGATGAGCAGCTGCTCGATCAGGGCCTTGATGCCCAGGGAGTGCGACGGGTCGGGCAGCCAGATGAGGTTGTCCTCGTTGTGGTGCTCCTTGCCGGTGCCCTCCTGGCGGCGGGTCGTGCCGAACAGGGTCGACATCGACGCCACGCCGAAGTCCGGGTCGAGCTTGTTCCGGCTGGTGTAGTGCGGTGAGATCCGCACCCCGCGGGCCTGGCAGTAGCGCATGATCCGCTCGTCGTGGATCAGCCAGCTCGAGTAGCCCTGGTTCTCGATGACGAGCTCGTTGACCCCGTACTCCGGGATCACGGTCTCGAGCATGTCGGCATACCAGCTCGGGGTGGCGCCCTGGGTCATCCAGGCGTTCAGCACCCACCGCTTGCCGGTGGCGGGCTCGACGGCATACGCGAGCATGAAGCCCTCGCCGGTCCCGGCGGGGTCGATGCTCAGGATCGTGTGGGTCCCCTCGCTGCCGTGGACCCGGCCGCCCCACTCACCGGGGCGCAGCGGGCCCGGCTTGCGCCGGCCGTCGACGGAGCCCTTCACGCAGGTCATGTTGAAGACCGCGTCGTCGGAGATGGGCTGCTGCATGTAGAGCAGCGCCCACGACCGCGGGCGGATGCCCTCGCGGACCGCGTTCAGCTTCGGCCCGTCCCAGGTCGGCCACAGGCCGTTCTCGTCGGGCTGGACGTCCTCGTCCTCGACGTCGAGCGGGGTGCTCGAGCGGGGCCAGAGGGTGATCCAGTCCTCGGGGTCCTCGGCGAAGGCCAGCACGCACGGCTGGCCCAGGTAGGTCCAGGGGCTCTTGCCGGAGACGAAGTTGTCGCCGTCGAGCAGGGCCGAGCTCAGGTCGGTCGGCGCCACGCGGGTGCCGACGACCAGGATGCGGCCGTTGGACAGACGGGACTGCACGACCTCGTTGACCCAATCGAGGTGCTGCTCCCACTGCGCGACGTTCTTGGGGTCCTCGACGTCGTCGAGGATGATGAGGTCGGCGCGGGCGCCTTGCAGCTGCCCGCCGATGCCGATGGCCTCCACGGTCGGGTCCTTGGCCGCCGGGTCGATCACCTGGTCGGACTGGCCGCGGCCGTTGACGTAGATCATGGTCTGGGTCCAGACCTCGCCCTTGAACCCCTCCTGGGGCGCGTAGGCCGCGTGCAGCTCACGGAACTGCGGTTCGGTCAGGATGCGCTTGACCGAGTAGAGGTACTTGGCCGCCTGCTTCTGCGTCTTGGACACGATCACGACGCGGACCTCGGGGTTCATGCAGATCCGGTAGGCCACGTACTGCTGGGTGATCGTCGTCGACTTGGTGTGGAACGGCGGGGTGTTGATGAGCAGACGCTTGGGGTTGCCCCCCTGGTAGACGACCGACTCGTTGCCCGCCGGCAGGGGGGTGGGCTCCGGGCCCTCGAGCACGTCGATCCACTGCTGCTGGTGCGGGTAGGTGTCCATCCCCAGGAACCGCTTGCGCCAGGTGGCGAAGTCGTAGGTCAGGACCTCCGGGTCCTGGCCCTGGTCCTTGCCGCGCTTCAACGCGGCCCGGATGTCGTCGGCCTCCTGGCGGAACTTCGCGTCCTGGGCTCGCCAGTTCTCCACGGTCTTGATGTGCCGGCCGACCAGCTCCGCGGCGGCCGCAACGGTGTGCCCCTTGCGCCGGTACTCCAGGAACTTCCGCTTGGCCACCTCGGTGCCCAGGCCCTTGTTCGCGGGCATCTACACCTCCAGCGGCCATCACAGGAGATCGGGGGTTGCTCGGGGGCAACCCCCTAGGGATCTGAGACGGGGGACATCAGGGCACGACGATGAGCCGCGCAGAGGCGGCTCGAGTCGTGCGAAAAGTGGGTCCGTAGAAGGAGCGCCGGAGGCGCTCCTAGTAGTAGAGCTCGCCCCCTAGGCGAGCTCTCTAGTCGCCGGCTTCTTGCCGGCCTGGAGGCCGGCGTCAGCCGGCTCTCTCAGAGGGCTCCTCCTGAAAAGGAGCCCTCACTATATATATAGGCAATGCGCTCAGAAGGTGGACGTAACCAACCTACGGGACCGTAACCTCGCTCATACCCTCTGACCTGCGCCTTTATAGGAAATGTGATCTTGGTCACAGGGCCAAAAACCGGGAAAAAATCGTGCGGTGGAGAGTCCTACCGGGGGGTGGGGGGGCCGATTAAGCAACCCCGGGGTCAAGCTGAGGCCAGGGGGAGAGGGCCCCACCCCCATGCGTTTTGTGGGCCCGTTGGGCCCTGTCAAGGGCCCTGCCGGACACGGCACAGGGCCCCTGTGTGGGATAGGCAGCCATGTCACACCCCATTCGGTGGGCAGCATCACTACCTAGCACCCGCGAGAGGGGCCCTAGACGCCACGCAGACGGCATCACACCCATGCCTAGGTAGGTAGGACCGGGCGACTGTCCTACGC